TACCTGCCTTTGCCATAAAATTGACAGATGGAAGCAATTTTAATGTTTGTCCGCAAGCAGGAGCCTGTGCAAGTTTTTGTTATGCAAGAAATGGGACTTATCTGTTTCGCAATGTGCGCTCGCGCCATATCTTAAATCTTGAATATGTAATGCAATACCCCGAGCAATGGTTTGAGCAGATGTTGGGCGAGGTGCAAAAGCCAAAGATGATTGGTAAGCACATTCGAATTCATGATGCTGGAGATTTCTTTTCTGAGGATTATCTAAACCTATGGTTAAAGATGGCTCGCTTAACTCCCGATGTAACTTTCTATTGCTATACAAAGGAAGTCGCTTTGTTTAAGAAAGTTGTTGAACCTGATTGCCCTACTAACTTTCGTTATCTTTATAGTATGGGTGGCAAGCAAGACCATCTAATCAATAAAGAAACTGACCGCCATGCTGAAGTCTTTCCTGATGACGCCGCTATTTTGGATGCAGGTTATATGAGCCAAGATGCCAGCGACCTATTAGCGATTACTTTACCTAGCAACAAGATTGGCATACCTGCTAACAATATCCGCCACTTTAATAAGAAACTTGCAGGTCGTACCTTTGGCGATGTCCAAGATGAATTAGATGAAAAACGACGAGTGAAACTTGGTGGTGCATAGTGACTACGATTATTGCTGTTCAATATGATGACAAGGCAGTAATCGGAGCAGACTCACAAACAACTGGTGCAACAGGTCGCAAAGCCTCTCATGCACAAATGGTTAAAGTGACTCAGCGCGGAGATTTTATTGTTGCTGGTTCAGGTGAATGTGCGCCTTGCGATATTGCTCAACATATTTGGGTTCCTCCAGTACCAGCCGCAAAAGACTGGAATAATCTTTATCATTTTATGATTGCAAAGGTTGTTCCATCTCTTAAGGCTTGCTTCAAAGAGAACGAATACAAATGGGATGTAGAAGATGATGAAACTAAATTCGCTTTTCTGATGATTATTGGCGGAGAGATATTTGAGATTGCAGATGACTTTTCTGTTTGCCTAGATGGAAAAGGTTACTACGGAGTAGGTTCGGGTTCTGATTTTGCAATAGGCGCACTCAGCGCTGGAGCAACTCTCAAAGAGGCTCTAAAGATTGCCTCAGATAACGATGCCTTTACATCTCCACCATTTATTTACCACACGCAACAAAAGCGTCAGAAGGTTGCAACTCGACCTAAGAAGTAGTATCCTAACCCCAGTTGTATAAGAAGGCAGAGATACTGCTGGACGGATGCGACTAGAGGAGAGGTACTAATTGAAATCAATATACATAACTAAAGATGGACAAGTAGGAGATGCGAAAGACTTATTCATTGTGAAGAATCTTTCGGATAATCGGGTAGAACTAATTAAAGAAGCGCCAGCAGATGTAAGGCAAAGACTAGCCTTAGAGTTTGTTGATGAGGTCTTTGATACTTACTACTTTGATGGCAAAATTATTAAATCATCTGCCCAGCAAAATAAAGACAATGCTTGGGATGGTTTCATAAATGATTACGAACACAAATATAACTCAGAGAGTCATGTTTCTGACACCTACAAAAATGGTGTTTTAGTAACTGCTCAGACAAATGTTATACCTAAGTTCGTATTTGACTTAGCCGATAAATTATCAAATGCGGGGAGAGATTTATGAACGAGCAAGAAGTAAACGAAAAGTTTGACAACTTGGTAAAGCCACAGTCCGTTAAACCAAAAAAGGAACCAGCAAAGTTTCCTGAACTGCGATACCTATGGGGTATTACTTTACTTGGAAGTTTTATCTTGGTCGTTATTACGACTTTGATTACTTCCATTATTGAAGCCTTGTAATCCACAAATGCAGATTACTCGGGACTCGAAGTATGTTGGATTAGGAACGGGGATTACTCGGTAGCAATCAGCCGAGTGATTCTCGTTTTTCCATATATCGTTCGGGGTCATAGATAGTTATTGCCTTTGCTACTAGGTGCGGTTGTAAAGTCTTTGCATGATGTCCGCAAAAATATAATTCACCGTTTAGAAACGAGGCTCCGACCTTGGCTTTGGCTCCGCATCTATCACAGTTCTCAAACACTTCAATAGGTGTTCGAACCATTGCGGTCATTTCTTTTTCTTTGACTCAGGTGGATATTTCTCAATCCACTCTTTAATTCTTCCGTCTTTGTAAAGTCTTACTATCCAACCTTCTTTAATCTGCATTGGATTAAATGGGTGTTTTGTTTTGCCGTTTCCCTTTGTCATTATTTAAGACGCCCTGCATTTGTATCTGTGACTGGTCCTCCGACAATCCAAGCACGACAGGTTCTAGCGCTCGCGCATTTGAAATCGAAAGCCTCGCAATATCCCAACTCGCCAGCCTCGGTTACATCCCAAGCCGTTTCGCGGTTATCTCCTCGGGCTAATCCACCCTCGATACATTGGAGCATCTCGCTCGTTTGGATGAAAGCGGCGCAGTTGCCACATCTTTGTTTTTTGGCTTCGTCGGCGCTAACGCCCCATTCAGCCCCCATCTTTGCCCAGTAGTCATCATTAGGCTCGGACGGATTTAGAGGACCGTAGGAAGCCGTTTGAATGGCTTTGGCGCGGTTCTCAAGGTTGGCTCTTACATCCTGAGTCGCGGTTGGGCATGAAGCCTTCAATAGTGCGGAGACTGCTGGTGTAAGAGACATAAGAGAAGCGTATCAGGCGAACATCTGTTCGAATTGTGTGGCACAAAAATACTTAGAAATATCCTTGTTTTGGGATGATTTCTAACCCCAGTTGTGTTATACTGGTGTAGTCCTGAGAGGAGGACAGAATGAAGAAAGTCTACGAAGTAGAAATCAAGGGTCAAAAAGAAAAGTATTGCTTTGCAAGTAAAGGCGAGGCTGAGGCTTACGCCGTAACTGCAACTGCTTGGGTAGGCGGAAAATACAGAATCCAAGCAATCTTCATCAATGAACCAGTAGAAGAGGTGGCTAAGTGATAACAGCAAAAGGTAAAAAAGAAGTCGAGCGTAGAAGCGCCAACGACCCATACGGTCAGATTGAGAAATTTGAAATCGAGTTCGAGAACATCGGCGAGATTGAACATTTCTTGGCTTACAACAGGGCTTACATCAGAGAAATTCAATTCGTAGGTAAAATCAAAGGGGAGGAAGAATAATGAGTAACTGGTCAGACAAAATTGTTGTTATAGGCGTTGGGGTCTCAAAAGAGGACACCGACAAAATCAAGGAAATCATTGTCGAAAAGGTTAATAACCAACCCTAGTTATGATATACTAGGACTGTTCTTAGAGAGGAGAACATTGTGAAAAGTAAAGATATAAAAGTAGGCGGTATTTATGCTTACAAGCGTTACAGAAGTTACAGCGGAAGCGCTTGGGTTAATGCAGTCAAAGTTATTACCGTGGGCAAAAAGAAAGTCGAGATTAAATTCGTAGACAAAGTGACATTTGAAGAGATTGATGTTTCAAATCCTAGGTACTACGGTGCTAAATCTGAGTGGGTTCCATTCTCTTTCATCAAGGGCGAATACCAAGAGTATGTTGAGCAGATTAAGCAAGAAGAGGCAGAGTACAAAATCTTGCTTGCTGGTTACGCCAAGGAAAGAGCAGAGAGAGAAAAGTTCCAAAAGGAAGTTTACGAACCTGCCTTTGCTGAACTTTTATCCCAACTTGAGGCTTTGCATGAATATGTGAATCCTTACGATTCATTGAACTCCTTGCCTTATGACTTGATAGTAAAACTATCTGCAATCTTAAAAGAAAAGGCGGTGGCGTAATGGGGTGGGATGTAACTCAGGTCGGTAGCAATATCACCACTAAGAAATTTATTAACTGGTATCTCAAAAGCACCTACGATGGTGTTTACGAACCAGTCAAAATCTTCGAGGGTAAGAATGAATATGGGCAAAAGGCTTTCTATGTAGCCCTAAAAAAACTCGAGGACAACTCAATCTTTGCGACTGTCTTTCTGACTCGTCGCAAGAATGGTTCCGTGGCTGTAAAGGTCTTAGGAGAATCAGAAGGTCCTTGTTACTACGAGGCGCCTGAATCGTTTATCAATGTTCTAACTCCAGCAAAAACTCTTGAGGGTGCTTGGTGGAGAAACCGATGCTTAGAGAAAGAGGTTGCATAATGAGTTATCAAGGGATAAGCACAGAGACGCTTCAATCAAGCCTTGATGTTTATTACGCAAGGCTGACCAGTTGGAATACATCTGAGGCTAAGAAACAAAAGTATCTTATCCGTATTGATGAGATTACCAACGAACTTAAGAAGAGAGAAACAATTCAAACTCTAAAGACGGCTAACAAGGTGTTAGTTGAAATGTTCGGAGAGGGGAATAACTAAATGGGGTACACACATTACTTTAATTTCATCGAGGAGCCATCTCGAGAGAAGTTCATTGAGTTCGCTGAAGGAGTCAAGCAATTAGTGGCTACTGCTCAAGAAGCGGGAATCGAGATTGCTGATGAAGAGTATGGCGATGACAAAATTGTTTTCAATGGAGTCGGAGCCAATGCTCATGAAACTTTCTTCATAAGCGCTGACGGGGTTGATTTCAACTTCTGCAAGACTGCTCAAAAGCCTTACGACACAGCCGTGACTGCTTCGCTAATCCTTGCCAAGAAAATCTTTGGGGACAATATCAAAGTCTCCAGCGATGGCGACTGGTCAGATTGGCAGAGCGGACAACTGCTCTATGAATCTGTTTACGATATTGTTCCTGAAAATTTTATAGATGCGTAACTGGTTTATTTATCTCAAAAGAGGGAAACTTAGAATCTCAAAAGTGAGTTACAAAGTTCCCCATTGATTTGATTGCCCAATGGAAATGGGGGCGATGCTTTGAATGACCGAGCGATTCTCATAAAGTGCTAAGAGAACTGCCTCGGCTCTATCAGGAGAAGCAACGCCCCTTTTCTTCATGTCTATCTTAGATTCAATAACAACTCGACCTGAAGCATCCGATGTATATGTTGGACCTGCCATTTGTGAAAGCACGAACCTATCTACATTTAATCGAATATCCTGCTTGCCATCTTTAGGCTGAATCATCTGCCTAGCGTTCCACCACATCTCGGCTCTTTGATTCTTGAACTTGGCTTGGTCTTTAGGCTTCTCGGCTACATTGACTCCGATGATGTCAGCGGGTAGCGCTCGCTCTTTGCACCATCTATCAAGCATAGAGACAACGCCCCAACCTAATCCGATGGTATCGACCTTGACTCTAACTCTGTCCCGTATCTCGCGCTCGCTGTGTAATTTGATACAGGCTTCAATCTCTCGCATCACTACGCCAGCCACATCAACTGCGTTAGCATTTTGCTTACCTGATGAGCGATGGACAATGCTTACCGCTCCGCCATCTAATCGAGCAATAACGAATTCATCTCCACCATCTGATGCAATATCAACTCCAAGTTTAATTATCTTAGATTCAATCGGCTCTTCGTTCTCTGTTGCCATCTCAGCCCAAGCAAAAGGAATTACTTTGCCTGTACTTGACTTAGGAAACTGCGCCATTACACGGGCTTCAACGAATGGAGAATCCTCACCGAATTCAGAGATAACATCAGAGACCCAAGTTTCATCAACTAGGTGCGTTCTAACTTCGTGGGCTTCTATGTAGTCAGGGCATGAGCGACATCTGCCAGTTGGCTCACCTGTGAAGTTTGGTGTGTCATAAGCGCTAATTGGAATGATGCTGTAAAGCGGACTCGAGCAGATTCTTTCAAACCATGTTTGCTCTGTATCTGTCGGAGGGTTACCAAGGACAAGTAGTTTTGTATTGCCACCCGTCATCAAGGATTCAAGCGCTCCACCGATTGTGTCCGATAATCCTCCAGCCTCATCAACTACTACGAGCAAGTTAGGTGCGTGAATACCCTGTACCGCTGTTTCATCATGAGCGCTTGGACTAAATCCATATCCAACTACGGTGCCGTTAATCTTCCATTGAACTGTATCGGCTTCCCCAGGCAGGTTATGTTTAGCGTGAACTCTACGGATATGCGGCCACATAATGTTTCTAACCTGTCGGTGTGTAGTCGCTGTTGTAATTGCTACCGCTGTACCCGCCGCATGGGTTGATAGCCACCAAGCAACTGCTCGCGCCGCTAGGTGAGATTTCCCAGGCGCGTGACAAGCAGGAACTACCGTTCTTTTATTTACTAACAGGGAATTAAGAATCTCTTTTTGTTTACTCCATAGGGTTTCGCCTAGCCCTTGCTCAACAAATCCAACAGGGTCGCCTTGCCATCTAGCCCACGGGTTATCTAATTCAGCATCAAGAATTACTAATAGGGCATGACGCTCTTCAGGTGTAAGCATCGCCAGCAACTCAGCCTGTTTATTGGAATCGCTTTCGAGGAACTTATCGAGAAGTCTCTCGGTCATAAGTTAAGCGCTCTTTGTTTTACGGGACTCGAGAACCTTGGCTATCTTCTCTTGTAGTTCTCCCATGGTGACTGTAACTCTAACCTCTGACACAGAATGACTCAAGACTTCTTGCTTATCGATGCGACCAAAATCTTCAGGGACTTGACGCTCTAACCACCAAGCGGATGCTTTCCAATCTCCTTGACTCGCCGCGCTGGATATAACTGCAACCTTTTTAGCGATTGCCTCCGCTCGCGCCCGTGTGAGAGACTCCAAAAAATCTAAATATATTTTCTCCTCGGGTTTAGGTTTGGCATCAGG